ATGTAGAAGAGAGTTTGAATAAACAATCCTTTGTTGCTCCTAACTGGAGACCATTTGATTTAATTTATTGGATATCACAAAGGTCTATTCGTAAATCTGGTAAGGGTAAAAAATTACAAAATGGATTTGCTTTTTATGAAAATGCAGCAGGTTATCATTTTAAATCTGTTGATACTTTAATTGAAAGAATTAATGAACAAACTGCAAAATCTACTGATCTAAAGACACCCCTTGCTGATTATAAGTTATATACGTACACCTATACACCTAAGAGGGTTGCTATAGATACAGGTGGAGATCAATTTACTATCAATGGTATTTCTTTTCCAAGAGAAAGAGATTACTTAGTTGGTTTAAGAAATGGATGTTTTGCTGGTTATAGTGTTGGATTTGATCCCACTTTTATCACTAGGTCAAGATTTGGAATAAGTTCTGATTTGTCTGCAGATTCTTACAATTATTCTATGAAAGATATTTGGAAAAGGATGTCTCATTTAAACAGTGGGTCTAAAAATCCCCAAAATCTTTTAGACACACAGATTAAAAATATTCAGTCATCACCAAAAAGAGTTAGGTATGAAATGATTCCTAACCAAATTTTTGATCCTAAATTTAAAGATAATCCTCAAAGAAATTACGAACAGATAGTAGAACTACAGGCATATCAATGGATGCGTGTTGAGTCATTAAAGAATGTTCAGTTAACTATAACAATTCCTGGCAACTTAGATTTGTATACAGGTGGTGGTATTAATGTTAAGATACCATCAAATATCCCTGTCTCAGGTAACATACCCATTGACAAAAAATATAGTGGACGCTATATTATAGTTGCGTTAGCACATAAATCTACTGGTGGAACCATGACAACGGAACTCCAGTTGATGAAAGACAGCTTACAAGCATAAATAGTTCTGTATCAACGAGGTACAATTATGAAAAGTATAGAAGACCACATTAAAAAAGACCAAGAGATCATTGATGATCCAATGGCAAATCCTGCAGCACGCAGACATGCTAAAGTCGAACTACATGATCTGGTAGATTATGTAGAACATCATAAGGACGAGATCGAAGCAGGAGATCATCATGATCCTAATGCACTTGAACTATGGTGTGATCAGAATCCAGAAGAACCAGAATGCTTAGTGTATGACGATTGATTTTAGTGATGCACTTTTAGGTCACTGGACAAACAGACATCAAGCACAATCTAATCCTTTAGGATTTGCTTCCGTAGAATTAGAATGGGGTATAGACTATAGCGATGTAGATCAAATTTGGTATACATCAAAAAACTATTATAGAAAAGAGGGTCCTAACAATCCTTATCGTAGTGGGAGACACAAGATGTCTCTTATAAGGGGGGACTCTTTTTTAATGGAAAATTATAGTGAGGATGGAACTAAAAGAGTTGGATGCGACATGTTATTTGTTGAACATGATAATAGATGGGAAGGAAAATTATTCGCAGAGGGACAATGTGTCTTGAATGATGCTATAATTAGTTCACATATGCTATTATATGGAGATAAGTTACATAGTGCAGATCAAGGACGAGACAAGCAAGGTAACTTAATTTGGGGTAGTGACCATTTTTATAGGTTCACTAGACTTGCTAAATAATAAAAAGACATCCTGTGAGTAATGGCAGCGACTATTGACGGTATTGTAAATGAACCCACGGTTAATTTCGTTGGTAAAGACGGATTTTTCTGGTGGGTTGGTGAAGTAGAAGACAATGAAGATCCTATGGAACTTGGTCGTGTAAAGACTAGGATTCTGGGATATTATACTAATGTACAGGGAGGAACTACTGCTGATCTTCCTACTGATAAACTGCCTTGGGCAACTGTATTACAACATACATCACAAGCAGGTAATGATGGACAAGGTGAGAGTTCTGGGCAACTTCAACCTGGTGCTATTGTTATGGGTTTCTTCATGGATGGAGAAAATGCCCAGATGCCTATTGTTATTGGTGTGTTGCGTGTATCTAAATCTGCTGATACAGAAACTAAACAGGTATTCGCTTTTACAGGTGAAAAATTTGAAGATGGTCTTGGAGTAAATCATGCTACTAAGCATCCTACAGAACCAAATGCTTCATTAGCAGTTACTAAAGGTGAAGGATATAAACGTCAAGGTAATACTAACGCAGTTTGCACGCCAGGTATGAAAACCTGTGAGGTTGGTGGAACTGGATCACCTAAAAACATTGGTACAGCAACAGGTATAACTGGTGGAGCAGTTAATCCTGTCAAACCATTAGATACAGATAAACCATTACCTGCTGCGAATGGTGTTGGAGGACCTTGGAAGTCACTAGAATATAAACTATCTTACTTAATAGAAGATATTGCTGAGACTGCAGGTTCATTAGTTAAGACTGAGAAAGACGGGGAATATATCAGCATGATTACGGGTAAACTCGTAACTGCTAAACAACTTACAGCAAAATTGCAAAACTTCTTAGGTGCTGTATTTACTCAAGTAATTGCTGCTATTAGACAAGCACTAGCAAACTTAGCAGAACAGTTAGAACTTGTAAATTTATTAGGTGGTGCAACAGGTATTCCATTTGTTGTTTTTACCACTATACAAAAAGCAGTAACTTTAATACTATCACAACTCTGCATTATTGATAATCAGTTACTAGGGTATATTGCTGATCCTGTAGGATCTATAACATCTATTGTTGAAAACTTCCTTAATGGTCTTATCGATAAGGCAGCAATGGTTCTTCAAGGAGTTCAACAAGTAATTGATGATATTGTTTGTAACGTTCAAAAGATTCTTGATTCAGCATTAGGTATCGTTTCTAGTGTAAAAACTATTGTAGATGGAATCGGTAAAGCAAAAGAAATTATTGAAGCATGGGAAAAAGGAACAGAAATTTTTGAAACTGCTACTGATTTGTTCAAAAAAGGTTTAGGTGGTATTAGTGGTTTGATGGCATTGTTCATTAAGTTCACTGCTAGTAATTGTAATAGACCTATTGATGGTGGTAAGGATACAGTTGGTTGGTATCCTTTATTTGGTGTAACTCATTGTACTGAAGAAGAGTTAGCATCAATTAATGCAATTAGGGGTAGGAGTCAAGGTAAATGTGGTGATAATGAATCTGGAAAAGGTTTGATTGATAATCTATTCAATAGTGCAGATCCATATCTTACTGCTGCTACAACCTATATTAATGGTGCATATGAATTATTTGTTGGAGTGCCAGGTAGAGAAGCAACACAAAGAAAGAATGAAAACGGAACTACATTCACATCAGTTAAAATTAATAATAAACAACATGCTAAATGGAAATGGTTACAAGAAAAAAGAAAACAGAAACCAGATTTAACTGATGAACAATTAGAAGTTCAATACACTGAGTATCTTAAAAAACAAACTACAGATAATAATGACGAGGCTTGTCTAGTTGCTGACCACTCTTCTTATGCAGGTAACCATACATCTGAAGTTCATGGTGATGACTGTGCAAATATTGATGGTGATTATGTAAGAACTATTGATGGTGATTATCATTTAAAAATTACAGGAGATTGTCACCTTGAAGTTGGTGGTGGTTTCTTCCTTGACGCTGAAGGTGCACCTAAGGTTGTTGATAAGAAAGGTAATAAGAAGAATACTAGAGTACAAAAGCATAGTCTCAAGTTTGGATCTGATGTTGATATGAGTGTTACTGGTGCTAAGTTTGAATTACAAGGTGCTGAAGCGAACATTGCATCTACATCAACTAAGATCACTGGAAGTATTTTTGAGAATACCTGTTCTCAACAGACAAGAAGTGGTGCAGAAATGATATTCACCGCAGACAACTCTATTACTATTGCTACAACTACACTATTTGAAACTATTAACTTCCCTCCCTCACCAATACCTAAGATCAAAGCAGGTATTATTAGAAAGATTGGAGGTTCTTGTGAAACTGTTATGACACCTGCAGGTTCTGCTGCAGATGCTATACCCAGATATGTTGTTGCAAACCCTGCAGGTCCGATATCTGTTACCTCTGGTGCTACTGGATACAACAATAATGTTGTTACAGGTCTGTTTAACGTAAACGTTGCTGCAGGTGCTATTGCAATGAATTCTTCCACTGCTACTTCTATCGTTGCAGGTGCTGCAATGAACCTTACAGCAGGTGCAGTTATGAAACTGACAGCAGCAAGTATATTCTTAAATTGATCCTTGACAGTCACCTGTTAATGATCTATAATAGATTTGTCAGATTATGGAACTCATGGACACATACATTGAACAAGTATTCATTGACTTCTCTCGTAGGTCTGTAAAGATCCTAGATAATGAAGGTTATGATAACGTTGTCGAATGGGAATGGACTAAATCAGGTGCAGAAGGATTTACAGAAACTGTATCTAATATTGTAAATGATTTTGATTCCGATCTAGTAACTTACTGTTTTGCAGAACAATGAACACACCTCTCACTGTCACAGAAGAAGAAGCAACTAAACACTTAGAATTTTTAATTTCTATGTGTGAACGTAATAGAACCATCTGGAGAATTCAACGTGAAGATGGTAAAGCAGTTTTGATGTCACCTATAGTACAATCAGGTCCTCCTGTCTCAGATGAGGTGGTTGGTCAAGTTGAAGAGTTCCGTCAACAATTCTTACAACAGGAGGGATCATGAACAATGTTGGATTAGAAGTAGTCTTTTGGACTATACTATCAATCTACCTCCTTGCAAAAGTTGGAGTATTCAAAAAGTAATGAAAATCCCTAATTGGCAACACCATTCAAAGAAGGAACAAAAGAGGACTCTAAAACCTCAAGCACTTCGTGCTGCCAAAAAAAGATTACAAGTCTTGAAATCAAAACTTGACATCCTGATCAAACACTGATATAGTATGAAACGTGGGGGGAGTACAAAAGATCTCTATGTAGAAAGAGTGCCCTCTATTCATAAAAAGTAAAGTGTTTGTTATTACTTCGGGAGGTGCCTGGGAAACACCTCTCTTTTTTTATCAATAAAATTATGACAATTATTCCGTTATTTCCAACAA